CAATCTTGTCCCAGGGGATTCTGTGGTTGCCGATTCCATCCTGGAGTACAAGTGCCCTGGGCAGCCCATTAGTTTTAGATTCAAAGACATCAAAGAGGTCGAGTGTCCTAACGGCATCCCCAACAATGTCTGGTAGACACACAAACTTCGGCACACTGTCTTCAGCTTCATTAAGCAGCCTTTCCCAAGTCTTTTGGTCAAAGCGTTTAAAACATCCGTTGTCTAACCCGTATGGCAATCCAGACAAAGAGTACCTGGTTAAAGGCGTTCTTAGCTGCCATAGGTCCACCTCGTATCTCTCACGATATGCATGTATTTTCTTAGGCGAACAGTCGAGCATTATTTTCATAACGTGACTCCTAAAATGGGGGTTCAGAATATGTGTGATCAACCAGGCGGCTGGTCTCTCGGATGTACTTCAGCCTTCCAGCATGGCCGACCTGGCCTGTGAACCTGTTCTTCAAAACAACCAGGTCACGGGTATCATCGCTGGGGTCATCGGGGTTTACCTGGAGACCAATGCACTGATCACTTAGCTGTGCCAGGGAATGGCTACCTCTAAGCTGGGACAATGCAACCCTGCCCCCTGCCTCATGGCCAACACCTTGTGGCCTGGTCAAATGCGACACCAGGAACAAAGTGATTCCGAGTTCCTGCACCAGCTGCCGGAGGACCGTCATGCAGTGGTCGATCAGACGACGTTCATCGGTAACACCCGCAGTGAGACCAGAGACAACAATAGATATGTGGTCCAGGATGACGTGGGTGCAGCCCATGGCCTTGACCATGTACTGGATGCGGTTACAGATGATTTCCAGGCTGGTACTGCCGAAGTGACTGAACAGCTGAATGTCTTGCTCACAGAACAACTCGGAATGAGCATCTAACACTTCTTCTTTGGTAGCGCAGGCATAGTCTTGGACAATGTTCTTGTTGAGGTGGAGCCCAAGTAAACCTCTGATGGTCCTTTTGTTTTCTTCCTCCAACATCAGCATGCCGACTTTGTGACCATGGCAGTGCAGGTGGTAGGCAATCTCAGATACCAGGGTAGACTTACCGACACCACTTCCGGCACAAATGGTTACCAGGGTCGACGGTCGTATACCTTTGGTAATGTCATTGAGCTTTGGATACGGGTAGCTAACCAGGGATTCTTCTTCGGTTTCTGCGATTACATCACGTAATTCTGAGCTACTCACAATGCCGTCAGGTCGCCAGTCTTTGGCTCTCCAGATAGCATCGATAATGTCGTTCTCAGCACCCTTCTGGAGAGCCTCATTTGCATCCTTATGGCCTAGCTTGGCAATCTTGACCTTACCTACTGGCAGGGCCTCAGCGCACTCTAATGCGGCCTTTTGTCCTGATTCATCCTGGTCAAACATAAGGATAATTTCATCGAATCCACCGAGCCAATCCCAGGCATTCATTAGTGCCTTTTTGCCTGACTGTGCCCCATTGGGTAGAGACACTACTGGGTACTTGTTGCGCTGGACCTGGCTAACACTTAGGCAGTCTATTTCACCCTCGCAGACAACCAGCTTGCGGCCAGTAATCCACAGGTGCTGACCGAATAGGCCCATCTCTTTTGCGGCACCCAGGATAGTGAAGTTTTTGTTTGCGTCTCGTATCTTCTGGGCAACTATCTGGCCATGGTCATTTCTGTAGTTGGCAATCTGTACGGGTTCTCCGCGATGCTCACCAATCTCATATCCAAATTTACGACAGGTTGCTTCCGAGATTCCCCGCTTCTTTAGATTACTGAAGTAACCTTGCAGCAGCTTCTTCTCGATCCGCTCTTCGGGCTGCTGGATAACCTCGGCACTCTCGTCGCCCTGTGTAAGAGTCTGGCACCCGAAACAGTAAGTGTGGCCATCGTCGTACAGGGCGGCATTGTCTTTTGATCCGCAATGCTCACAGCTGACATGGCGTATGAATGCAGAATCATTATGCGGTTCTGTAGCTATCATTTGTTTCCCTCTCTAAAAACAAAAAAGGGCCACCCCCGTTTCCGAGGATGACCCTTGCTCTCCTTGACTAACTACTCAGTTAGCCACTCGTCGGGGATCGTTTTGTGTGCATACATGAAACCCTGCTTTTCGCAGTAGCTTGCGTATGTCGTTTTCGATCCCTTGTAGAGTTTTGAATTCGCATTGCTAAATACAAACCTGATGTCCAGGTCAGGTTGTTGCTCTTTGATCAAACAATGTTTCTGCCTGTCAGCAACGTCCCAGATACCTTTTGTCTCGACGTAAAAAAAGCCGCCTTGTTTGGGCAGCTTAAAGTCGGGTGTATATTTAGCTTTGCGACTTGGTACTTCGTATTCGACCTTGTCGGTTTCATATTCAACCTTGTGACCGGCAGCAACTATTTGCTTTGCGATCTTGTCCTCAAGGCCACTTCTGAAACCGTGGCGAATACCTATCTCCTTTAACCGGTTACCGCTGTTAGAAACGGTCGGCTGATTCCGTCGCTTCTGCCAATACTTGCTCTTCATTTTCAAAGTCATCCTGTGTCATTTCTGGAGCAACATAGCCACCGTCGACGGCATCGAAGCCGTCAGCATCACCACCGCTGCCCTTGGCAGGCTCGATGATCTGGACTTTGGTTAACTGGAGCATTACTCCTGCACTGCCGCTGACAGAGTAGGGAGCAGCGAAGCCACCGACACGGATGATGCTGCCTGCCCAGATGTTTGGGACCTGCTTGCCAACCAGGGGCTGACCGGTTGCATCAAAGAATTGCGGGGCGTACTTTGATTTAACTTTGACTACTACTTCGCCAGTGTCTTCGTCCAGGTCGAATGGCATCCTGGCGCGACCGGCTTTGGAACCAAACTCACGCTCTGCAATTTCCTGGCATAGCTTCTGTAGCTCCTGGCCGTCGTCGACGATGACGTTGGTTTTGTACTTGGGCTCTCCACCAAATGCGGTGTCGGGCTGGTTTAGCCAGGGGTACTGTGCGCGACCTGGGCTACTGATAAATTTAACTCGTGACTGAGCCATTTGTTTTCTCCTTGGTTTTAATTACATTAGGGGTTTTAAGATTTGGTAAATGAATACCCAGCTTGTTAGCTTCGATGATTAATCGCGGTGGGTATGGTTTGCCTTTTTTGTCGAGCAGGGCGGCAACTCCCAGAACACGTTCTCTTGGGTGCATATGGTTTTTTGTATTCCTATAGGGTGGACAAATTAAATCTTGGCTCTAAATACCAATTCGTTGAGCAGTAATTTCTTTGTCTGTGTCGATGTTTTATTGAGGTTGATTAAGGCTTTGATTTGTTTTGCAGATAGTGACTGAAGGGATGCACCTCGCAGCTGACGGACAGGGGTTGCCCGTCGCTGCAAATGCTTTTGTTTATCCATAGATACTCCTAGCTAAAGCAATACTCCGATTCAATAACCTGGTTTAGATCGAGGTCCCCTTTCTCAGGTACCTGGACGTTGAGATTTGCCAGGCCGGTGTAACTTAGGTTGCTGGTTGCCTGCTTAAAGAAACTTTCGTACAAACACCAGTTACTGTAGATGTCGACAAAGGTCCGACGTACTGCCTGGTACATCATGTTGGTGTCTGCCGGTAAGGTCCCAAAGGAGTCGTGGATCATAAAGAAATCTTCGACACCATTGTCCTTGGCCAACAGTACAGTCATCAAAAGATGCGCTGAGTCCATGCTGTGAATTATGTTTGGCGACACAGCTGACTTTGCTTTTCTCTTGTCTATCTTCTGGACAGGCTTTGTACGAATGCTGATTTGGGTCCTTTGTTTAACCTTAGCGTCCCTGTCAAACAAATAGATTTTGACCTTCTTGACATCCCAGTGGCTGTACTGCTGAAACACAGGGAAACCAATAGGAGTCTCAAACCTGACACCTTTGTTTTCGTGAGCCAGGGCACCAGCAATGTCTTGGAAAAACTTCATGCCATGGGCGGCACTGCTGATCACTTCCTGGATGGACTGGTAGTTAATGCCTGCCAGGAAAGAGCAGGATTTCTTCTGGTCGCGCTCTTCGATACCAAAGGGGTGAGCCTGAAGTGTGCCGCGCATAACCTGGTCACCTAGTGGGCGCATGACATCGTCGTACAGCTGATCCCCGAACCCATACTTACCCGACGAGTAGCCATAGGTCATTGTGTTTCTCTTTACCGTTGTTCGGGATACGCCATAGTCTAACCAGAGTTTAGCTTCTGGCTCCTTTGATTCATTAAGTTTACAAAGTACAGAATCAGCAACACTCTGGTAGATATCCTGGGGCTTATCCGCAGGTACCAGGTTAACCATCTTGCCGTCCTCCTTGTTGAGACTTGCAGCTGCATAATGCTGGACACCTGAGTTAGTACCGTCGAGTTGAGGTGGCAATGAGCAGACATAGTCAGGACCAACGTCCATGTAGTTTGCTAACTCATGGCAGGCTGCCAGAAACTGAAACGGCTTGTCAGCTTTCGACCAATAGTCGAAGGTTGCAATGGGGTCTCTGCCCACCCGGTAAAGGTTTTCGCTGTTGTCCTCTACCCAGGCAATCCGAGCGTCTAAAGACTGCTTGCTGATCTTGTCAAAGTCACCGACGTTGGCTATGTGTACAGCCAACCAGGAGACCGCATCAGCGTCCATAGTTTTGCCTCTGGCGAGGTTAAACAATGCTTTAATGTGGTCATCCCTGTGGTAACTAAAGTGGCTTACAGGGTAAACACGGCCTCTGAAATCAAAGTTCCAACCGAGCCAGAAACTGTCGAATTTAGCCAGGTCATTAGCTGTTCCCAGGTCCTGGGTCATCATGGCAATGGAACCATCGATCTCTCGGTTTTTCTCTCGCACTGCCCTGGCTTTTAACGACCAGCCTTTCTTTGCGAAGTCATCCATGTCGTCCCAGTCTTCTGGTCTCTTTAGGTGTTCCATGTGGTGCTTCCGAGGAAACTTACCGAAGGCTATACCCTGGTCCCATAGCTTGTTAACGACATCAAGGACATAGGTATTGATCTTCAAGGGGGTAGCCTGGAGGGCGTTAAGTGCCTCCACGTACAGTGGTGTTCCCTGGGCCAACTGGTGCTGTACAGCCTTACGTTGCTCTGGGCTTGCACTTCTGACCAGGGGAACCATTCCTGCGGTGACATCATCCATGTAGCAACCTGAGTTAAACGAGGTCCATGTCTTTGGCGGTACAATTAGCGGTGCCAGCATAGGCTCCTGCCAAGAGCATTGGTGGTCCATGTTGGCTAACTGATTGCTTGCAGCTGGAGTCAGACCAATACGTCTAATGGTATTCCTGGGTCTTTTTTGCTCCCAGACATCAAAGACACTTGAGTATTCCAGGATAGCGTTAAGGATGACCGTCGCTACCTTGACCCTGCGCTCTTCGGTCCACTTCTCGAATTCGTAGCCTGCTTTCTTAGCTATTATCTTTGCAGCCTTGATTCTGTAAACCTCAGACGAGTGGTCTTTAGTTACCTTGGTCTCTATTCGTTTTGATAGCTTGGAGTCGTGTTCCTTGAGACCCAAGGCCCAAACCTCCAGTTCAACCCTTTTGCCGATCTTGGTTAAAGCAGAGGTTAGACTTGCGCCTATAGACACTGAGTCCATGCATGTGTTGAGACCAAGGTATGCCAGGAGGTCAGTGTCGAGTCCCTGGATGTCGTAATACCAGGCAAACTTTCGACCTCGTCCTTTAGACTCTGTCTCTGAATCTATAGCTGCGGAGATGGCCTTGGATACCCTGGTCAAAGCATTGGTGATAATGCTGTGGGGGTTGTCCTGGGTGGATCTGCTTTGGTTTTTCTCTAGTCTGCCCATGTACCGCTGTCGGCCCTGGTCAAACATCTTATGTTCGCGCTCGATCTGCTGTTGTAAAACTGTGTCCATATTTCCCTCTCAAAGGTACAAGTCGTATTCCTATAGGGTGGACAAAATAAAATTGCCTGCCCTACTGGCTGTCTGAGCCTATTACTGGGACCAACTCTTTACTTACAAATAGCTTATCTATCATTGCATAGTAAGTAGCTACACTCATCCCGCCACGGTTAAGCAGCGGTGAGTGGGGCGGTCTATGCGTTAAGTTGGTCTTTTAAACTTTTGAGATGGTGCAGCGCGTCTTCAATTCCCTTGATACCCTGGTCCAGGCAGTTATGCATTTGCTCTGCCTCGTTGTCCAGGTGGCTACACAGTTGGACTTCTTTCAGATGATTGTCGATACTTCTCTCGATTCTTTCTATGTTGGTGTCCACCCAGGTCCTAAAGCGGGTGTAATCCTGGACAGGTTCTATGCCCAGAGGCGGTAAGTCACATTCCGTGTGACCATCCATTACGTATTTCTTCCAGTCGTTCATAGCGCAATACCTCGCGTGTAGTATTCTTGCTTTATCTTAAAGATGTCTCGGAACTCGTAGCCATTTTCTTTGACGGCCTTCTCCAGCCGCTCCGCAACAACTCTGCCCCGTTTGTATTTCTGAAAGTCATCGCTATGCATATAGGTCCAATCGTGGCTATCGCATAGATCAGTGAATGTCTTAATATCCATGTAATACTCCTAGTAGTTTTCCAGTTTTTGCATAACTTTTTTGATGCTGTCAGGCTGCACATGCACGTACTTCTGTGTAGTTTGGGTGGACCGATGGCCCAAGATTTTGCCAATAGTCAAAGACTCGACGTTAAACTCCATGGCCAACCTGGTAGCGCATGTGTGGCGCAGGACGTGGAATACAAAGTTATCGTCGTGCCTGGCTAACTCGTCTTTTGCTTCCCACCAGGTGCGGTAGAAACGGGCATGGGTATAGTAGGCACTAGGGGTTCCCATCAGGTTCTCTAAAGCCCACTGAGCGTCCCTATTAAGGGGTACCAGGCGTTCGTCACCGTTCTTGGTATCAAACAGTGTCACGAAAGAACCGCAGTCAGAAACCTTGCCATACGTCTTAGAGTCGGGGTTGTTGATGCCTAAGATTTCACCCAGGCGCATCCCTGTATTAACAGCAATAACGACAAAGTCAGCCATCCAAGGGTCCCTCGATGTCTTTAGGAAATCGATGATGTCCTTGACTTCTTTGGCGGTGTAGTAACGTGGGCGACCCTTGCTCTCTTTCTTCCAGCGAACACTGGGGGCGTGGGTGACTACCTCTTTGCGTACTGCCTCTTTAAATACCGACGATATGGCCGATAGGTACCGATTGATGGTGCCATCCTTTAGGCCCTCGTCTGCCAGGCTATCCATCAGTGCCTCGATGTCGGTGGGCTTGTATTCAGTGATTGGCCTGGTAGCAAAGTCACGGAATGTTGATACCTTCTTGATCATGCGGAGGCTATTCATTAGGTGACGGTCGTGCCACATACGGTGACCGTGTTCATCTGCAAATGCTTTTAATGTGTACATGTTGTTTCCCTCTTTATATGAGTTAGTTTTACCAGTCCAAGGAGCAGGCCATCATGGTCCCTGCATCCTGGTTCTCCAGGTAAAAGCCATGCTTCTCGACCAGCTTCTGTAAACCTGGGTGGAATCCAGTGGGATGCCATTCCTGCCAGTAGTCGTGCAGCGGCATACCATCGGGTGCTACGCCACCCTCTTGTCGGAACCAGATTCTGTGCTTGTCTACCTTTTCGTCGCCCGTCCACTGGTCGTAGGTGGCCGCATTAGCCTCTGGAAATGCCTTATTTATGTGCTTGCATAAAGTTGCTGCTTTCATAGTGATCCCCTTAGTTAGGTAGGCGTTGTAGACGCATTGATTGCATAGACCAGCCAATGTTGGCCAGCTTGACCGCCAGGAGAACAGCAGATTTGTATGGACGAACACCAAACTCGTCTACACTGTGTTCCAGGGCGACTTCGCACTTGCGTTTATGGGTAAGTGGGGTTACTTCAAGAGTTGTGAGTATGGCTGAAGCCATCTCTTTAATTTGTGCTTCGGTTAGATAGGTAGTCATTCGTCATCTCCCTCAAGATACAGTTGATTAACGTGTATCCGATGACGTAAACTCGCGGCCTCGAAGGGCCCATAGCTCAGTTGGTTAGAGCAGTCGACTCATAATCGATTGGTTAGAGTCATCGGATTACCCCGATTATATGGAAAACTGTGGCCCGTTGCAACATTCGGTGATAAGGGTGGACAAAATAAAAAAACACCGATCCAGGCTCTTTTGCCCCAGGACCAGGGTGGCCTTGGGGCATAGGATAAAACATCTGCTGTTTATCAATGGATCGGTGCTTTAGGACATTCGCCCTGGTGGCAGCTGCTTGCCTGGTCAGTCTCAAAGTATTGTCCGCAGTTACTGCACTTCTTTTGCTTTTTAGCCTGGCCAAACACCTGGTCCCAGTTGGACGCGAAAGTCTCCTGGTCAGGGATTGGTCTTGGGGCTGAACCTTTACCAGCCATCTGTGTCTCCTTATCTAAGTTTAAGATCAAGCGCACAGAAGTGTGCAAAGAGTACGCTTTTACGTACATATAAATGCATCGTGTCGAACGCTTAACTATTTATGATTGCAGCTGCCAGAACAGAGTAGATGGCGACAACCAGGGTGCAAAGGCTGCTGACCATTAGCACATTAATGATATGTTTCTTTCGTGCAGCTGCGCGACGAGCGTCTCCAATGATCCGCTGCCTTATGTTCCTGCGCTCCCTCAGCATGTCAGAGTAAAACTGCTGGCCATTGGGCACGGTGATCAAGATAATTTCACGGAGGTGCTTTTCCATCTCAGCTGTCTTTGCTTTGGCAGCCACTATTTGCAATGCCTGGCCTTCTACGCTTCCGACACCCAATAGAGGTTTCTCTTTGCTTGCAGCTTCCATAGCTGTGATTTGATCTTTGCCGTCATAAAACTGCGAGAATCGGTCCATGAGGTCCATGGCCGAGTGACCTGTTGATAGGCCCTTGTTTATTACTTTGAAGGCTTGGCTGCACATAGACACAGCTGTGCCGATTTCTAAAACCATAGCGGGTATCCTGGTTGGATATGCTCTCCCTACTTTCTGGTCTTTTCATAGGTTCTGAGCCCACCTAGACCGAGCATGCCTAACAGCACGGGCATCATTGTGTCTAGGGGAATCAGTGGTATGACAATGTCTTTCTCCATCAACTCCATCACAAAGTTGGTGAACGGGATGATCATAAAGTTACCGGTCATGGCACTCACGCAGCACCAG